AAACGAGTTAACCATCGACCCACGAACAGTAGGGTTGGGTGGTGATGATGAATTGACGATTAAGTATATAACGCAACGAGAGAGTTATTTAACCTCGTTTTCTTGGGCTTTAAATCGTCCGGCTGAAACTGCGCTCTTTATGGCAGTTGTAGACCCGGGAATCCATCAGGTGGTAGGCGTTGAACGTCATTTGCCTGCTACCGCTTTTGCTTCCATGCCTTTTAAGTTTTGGCGTGGTAGCATGAAATACAGATTTCAATTCGTTTGCAGCAAATATCACAAAGGGAGAGTAAAAATTGTCTATGATCCGTCTTGGTCTTCGAATATTACCACTGAGTACAATACGGCGTATACTACAGTCGTTGATATCAGTGAAAATACTGATTTTGAAATTACTATTGGTTGGGGACAGAAAGATCCATACAGACAGCATTTCGGATTGAGCACTTTACCATCAAATGCTTCCATGTTTCGAACGGCACCACCGTTGTTTCCACCTAATGGTGTTGGCAATGGTGTGATTAGCATGTGGGTAGTTAATGAATTGACTGTTCCAAATACAACCATCAACAACGACATTGAAGTTAATGTTTTTATTTCAGCTGGTGATGATTTTGAGTTGGCTGTGCCATTTGGAGATGAAATTGCACAAGCCAAATATAGGATCCAGTCACAAGTTGCGCTTGCTGGGGCTCGGACAGAAGTTAATTCCGAAGTAGTACCCCAAGCCGGTGAGGAAGAAAAGATGACAGAAGACAACAAACCGTCTCACGTGGCATCCCTTAATGATATGGGACCATATGTCGATCGTTTGGACGATACCAACAAGGTATATTTTGGTGAGTCCATTCATTCATTTCGACAAGTGCTTAAGAGATATAACAAGCACATGCCAGTGGGATTTCCGGTGAACAACAACTTGGCTGAGAGGATAAAGATTGACATCCAAATGCCCAGTTTGCCATTGTATGCCGGTTATAACATTGCCATCGCACCTGGTCTGTCACGAACATTGGCAGACGGCACGCAGTACAACTATGGATACATGACTTTGCTCAATTATTTGACTCCTGCATTTGGCGGGTGGCGAGGTTCCGTTAGATGGATATGGGACACTACGCCGTTTGCTGATGCGCCTGGAGGTCAAGCCACCGCCAAAGTTGAACGGTTATACGCATGCGAAAATGCGTCGTTGATAATGCGGACCTATGGTAATGGTCAACAGTCAGCTTTGGGTTTACGTTCAACAATGGTTCAGGAGGATGGTGTTGCTTTCCAGAATGGAGCCACGTTGCAATCTTGTGCGGTGAATCCAATTGTGGCATTCGAAGTGCCATACATGCGTGACAAGAGGTTTAGTCCAGCCAAGCAATACACGGACAACAACTCTACTACGCATTTGCCAGGCTATGTTATGAG